GTCCCTGTGACGCGTTTGTGCAGGGATCAACTTCGTCTTGTGACGCGATTGTGCAAGACACCCTATATGAAGACACGGATAGCGCCGTGCTGGAGGGCGAGGATGAGAATGATATGTTTCTCACACTCGCAGGGTTGGCTGAGGAGGGATTGCATCCCCTTTGGACGGAAGATACGTTGGATAGGTTGAAAAATTTTTGTGTAACTTACCATTCGAATGGATATGCCATTGATATGGGTAAGTTTCTTATGTTTTTCACTCTTATTAACGGGTCAACGGCAGTAGAGATTAGATCTCCTGAGTTGATTATAGCAGAGTCGGTAGCTTTTTATAACTACTGGTTTGCAATGTTATTAACACTAGCATTGTTTTTCTGTTTTTATATGGTGTTTAAAGTTTTTTTGACTCTCTTGGTATTTGCAAAGTTTACAAAAAGGGAGTACAAGGCTTTTAAAAAGGAAGCACGCACGCATTTTAAAGATGGGAAAGAGTTTTTAAAAGGTGAGTATGCTGAGTGGAGATGGAGATCGCAGTGGTTTATGATAGCTACTGTAGGATTGCAATCGATAGGAACATTAGTTGGAGTGGCAAATTTGTGTCGTTCCCCGAGTTTTGAGTCTCTTCTAAAACCGCAAGGTTTTAGAAAGGATGCCAATAAAACGGGATTTTTTATGACAGGCTTATTGTCACTTTGTGTTTTGTTGTTAGCCCCAGTTATGGGTGCTTCAAAAGTTTTGAAATTGATTGATCCAATTCTCCAAGCATTGCGAAAAGTTCCTTATGCAACATGGTTTGTTTCGTTTATTAATAAATGGATGGCTGGAGAAGCCTCTTTTGAGGATCTCCCTCAAACGGAAGAAGAGTTGCGAGAAAAGATGAGAGAATTGAATATTGATGATGATCTGAATGACGCGATGGATTTACGAAAGAAAGCCTCTGAGCAAAGAGGAAAACCTTCGCCCGCGGAAAGCCAAAAGAAACCACCCTTGAAAGAAGAGGATGTTAGGGTTTATCAGGTTAGTACCGAGAGCGCGGATGATGATGATGTTGTCGATGAAATAGATTCTCCGGCTTATGACGAGCCAGTTTGTGGAGTTAAGTACAACAGAGCTGATAAAATGATGGCAGAACAAGTTGCTGCTGCACGGGCTGAGTATGTTGAGAGTAAAGGAAAGAATCCCTCCAGCGACTCTACTTTGATGAAGTCAAAGTGTTATGCTGTAGAATACTCGTTGGATTATCATGGATGGTTGTTGAGTAAACCTGGTGATGATCCTGAGTATTTCGATACTCCTGATTTGCTTTTTAAAAGTCTAGCATTTGCGTATTTGCATGATAAAAGAAATGTTTGGTATAAAGATGTGTTTTATGGCAATCCCAGTATGTTTTATGAAAACTGGGAGGCTGTTAAAAAATCTAGCCCTGGTACAGTTGAGCCTCAGAGTTTTGACCTAAGTAAAGGGTTGTTAAAAGGGTTCATCCCTTGGGAGGACACGTTTACAGGTTGTAGCCAAACTATTATTGATTGGGCAAGTGTTTGTTGGACTATTGTTTCTGAAGGAACTGTTCATGGAGCTTATTTTTTGAATTGCTGGTTAGTTTTGACTCCAGAGGAATGGAATCAAAATAAGCAAATTTATCGAGAGGCAATATATCGATCACCATTGGGAGTAGCATTAAGTCGCTTTACTGGTGATGTTGAGTTTTCTTTGGGTGAAGTGGATTTAGCAAACGGTGTTTGTGAGGTTCGAGCTGTGCCAAAGACATCTAACATTGCAGACAAATGGTTAGAAGATTATGCTTATTTTCGAGGTGAATTTATACATAAAGCAAAGGCTGTTGTATATGTTTTTGGCTTAGCTTTGTGTATGTTTGTAGGGTACAAGTTAAGTGCTGAACAAAGTTCAGTAGAGGATGTACCAGTCTTAGTGGCAGAACCCCAGAACAACAAAGGTAAAACTAAACGAGGGAGAGGTGCCAAACGTAGGAATAATAATGGTAAAAAACGATTTATAATTCAATCGGACACACTCCCAGAAAAGGAGTTGGAGCATCCTGAGGATGTAGAGTATTTTGATGATGATTTTGATGTAGGATATGGCTACTCTGATCCCTCGGTATATATTCCGGAAAAACGTGGCCCACAAATGTCTGGGTTCAGGATGAAGGGACAAGGGATAGTACCATGTGTGCCCCCCACTAAGAAGTGTGATGAGGATAAATATAGACGAAAAGTTCATGCCTCTAAGGGGTGTGTAAGAGCCCCTGCAGCGGAGATCCAAAAGTTTGTTTTGGATGCAAAGCAAGCGTACGCAACGATGAAGCCTCAGAGTTTTAATACTAATAATTTGAGTGCTGGTGTTTATAAATTTTACCGTGTAGTTAAGGATGAGGTGAAATACTTGTGTACGGGCACTCATATTGGTGATAAAATATGGGTGGTTTTGCATGCTTTGAGCGAGGACGTTTCTGAAAAATATCGGGCTGTAAATCACTACCACACATTTGATTTGAAAGGTAGTGATGTAATGGTTTTCGGTGATCATTTGGCGGCGTTTCCTGTTAGTGGGTTTCCATCCCCTTTTAAAACAAATTCTTTGAGAGTTTTGGAGGATGCTTCAATTGTAACAGTTTTTGGTTTTGGAAATGGAAAAGCCATTCAACCAGATTCGGTCGTTGGCTTTGCGAGCCCTTTAGGATGGTGCAATGCCCCAACTCGTGATGGAGATTGTACTTCCCCAGTTTTAGATTGTGACGGAAAGATTGTTGGCTTTTGGACTCATGGAAATGGGAAGAATTTTGGAAGGTTCGAGAAAGTAACATCTGAATTTATTGATTTTGCCAAAGTTGGGAAACAAACCGTACATTGTGGTTTGGATTTTCAATTACGCCCCCACTCCCCATAGAATTGGTTGAGAAAGCTTCCCCTTTTTGGGGTCGGTACCCTCTAGGGTACACTGAAGTTGCTGGAAAACAAAAGTTCTGGGGTAGTGGATATATCTCAGATTTGCATGATGAGTACATTTCTCATGATTATTTTGAGCCAGTGGCTTTTATTAACAGATTTCCAAATTACAAAAATAAGAGAGTTGTTGATCCTCAGGTCAAACTGTTTATCGACAAAATTGAAATCGATTATGACAAAGAATGGGATCTCCCGGTTCCAAATGGAGCGGCGGCATACAAGTCATTAGCTAAGTATGGAAAGTCGGAAGTTATAATGAGTGTAGCTGATGTTGGCAAACTAAATCAGGCTTGGACGTGGATGGTTAGACAGTTTCACCCTTATATGGGTGATAGTGTAGTTTTATCGTTAGATGAAGCCGTCAAACGACTGGATATGAGTTCATCATCTGGTTGTCCGTTTAATCAGTTGCATCCAACAAAAAGAGAGTTGTTTGAAAAAGACAATGACATCTTGCAATGGTTGGAGAATGATTGGGAAGTTTTGGCCAGTGATCCTTTGTGGACGACAATATTTTCTTCTTCTTTAAAAGAAGAGCTTCGTCCGTTACAAAAGATTGCTGAAAATTCTCAGCGTACCTTTGCAGCGGGCGCTACGGATGCCACTGTGCACGGAAATAGGTTGTTTGCAGATATGAACGAGAAAATGTATGATTCACATTTAAAAACTGCATCTGTAATTGGAATGTCTCCGCTAAAGGGAAATTGGCATAAGTTATTTGAGAAATTGAATGTTTTTCCAAATGGTTATGCCTTGGATGAAACGCAATATGATTCGTCTTTACGATCCTTTTTGATGTGGGGCTGTGCAAAATTTAGATGGCAGGCTTTACGAAAAGATCAGCAGACACCAGAAAATTTCTCACGGTTGAGAACATATTATAGAAATTTGATTAACACTCTAATGTTAACGCCTGATGGAATCCTAATGTTTAAGAAATTAGGAAATCCGTCGGGATCTGTGAATACAGTGACAGATAACACTTTAATCCTTTACTGGATGAAGGCTTTCGCGTGGATTGACAACAGTCCAGTGGAAGACTGTACATATGAGATGTTTGAGGATCATGTATCAAAAGCACTGTTGGGTGATGATAATACGTGGACAGTGTCAGATCATGCACATGTGTATTACAATGGTTTAAGTGTGATTGAATCCTGGAAAAAATTAGGAATCATCACAACAACTGACTGCTATCAGCCCAGGATTGCAGCAGATTTAGATTTTCTATCTGCACACACTGTGTTCTTAGATGGTTATGCAGTTCCTTTGTATGATCGGAATAAATTGATGCAAGCGCTTTTGTTTGCACCACAGAAACATCTTACACCTGAAACCACTATGCAACGTGTTACAAATCTGTTGCAGATAGGTTGGACAGATCTTCCCTTTAGACGGTTTTGCCGGGGGCTGATTCATTGGCTGTTGGAAGAATACGATGAGTTGCTTGTTAATGATCCTAGGTGGATTTCAGCAAAATGTGGAATCCAAGATGATGAAACGCTGTTTCGTTTGTTTACTGGGCAGAAACCTTTAGTGTTAAGACCACAAAGTTATCAAGAAACGCAAGAAAGATTAATAAAGCTTGATAAAGTTGATAGTATGTCGGCTTTAGTTGTTCAGAGAAAAACAAGAAGAAACAGACGGGGAAAGCAACGTCAGTCTCGCCCACAGGGTAAAGTTATTGCTAAAGAAACAGTTCTTGTAAAAAGAGCCCCAAGACGTCGAAATCGTAGTGGTCGGCGCACAAATGTTGGAAAAAGAGGAAATGCGTTAGCTGGTAGAGGTTCTACTAAAAATATAACAACCAATAGAAAGTCAATGCCTTTTGAGGAGGATGAGTACATTGGAGAAGTAGTTATTGCTAACACACCAGGATTTAATGTTACTGCTTATGCAGTTAATCCAGGACAGGTTGCAACCTTCCCATGGTTGTCAACTATAGCCTCTAGGTTTGAAAAGTATCAGTTTGATTTTTTGGAGTTTTATTTTAAAAGAGAGGTCTCCGAGTTTGCAACTGCTGGAACCATTGGGAAAGTTATAATGAGTTTTGATACAGATGCTTCAGATCCTCCTCCATCAGGAAAACAACAAATGGAGGCGCAAGATCCACATGTTGATGGAATGCCGTGTGAAAATCAAAGGTTAGTGATACCTCCGCGGATGTTAAAGAAATTTAATGATGCACATTTTGTGCGTCCTGGCGTGTTGCCTATAAACGCTGATATCAAGACTTATGATATCGGAAATCTATTTATAGCAACACAAGGAATTACTGCGGATGATGGATTCGCGGTGGGGGAGTTACATGTCAGATATCGTGGTCGATTGATGATTCCAGTTTTGGAGAGCGTTGTTCATAACGCCCCTCCTAACAATAATATATCGCAGTTTGAAGATTCTGGGGATGAACAAGATGTCCCTAGTGGAGTTGAAACAAAAATTCAATTCAATTCTTCTGTGATTAATGGGTTGGGAATTGGAACCAACGTTCCCACTGACACTTTCACTCTTCCTAGTGGAAATTACTTAGTTTGGGTTACAATTCAAGCTAGTTATCCGGCAGAGACGGTGCAGGTGACCTTGCGTTTGCGCGGGCGTGATAGCGCAGGAAGCACGTATAAACAACGAACGTTGTTAGCACCAGCCACGGCTGAAAACACAATTATTGACATGGCGTATATTACCTATGTCACATCTAATGGTGCTAATAACTTTTGGATAGAAGTTGATCCTGAGTTCTCTGCTGGAACTACATGTTCTGTCGTAGGAACAATTATTTTCCATGGTGTTTAAAGTCCAAGAGACTATAAACGAAAATAAAATAAAATAAATAATGTTTTATGTAGAGTTAGTCTATTCACTTCCTATTCAAAGAAGTGGCGGGTTCCAGAAAAATGAGCGTGATAAGTCGTTACCCGAAGCTGGATGAAAGATCCTTTTGTTTTATAAATTTGTTAATGTAAAAAGCAAAATTTTAGTTTTTATTGTATACTATAGACAATACGATTGCTATGGTGACTCTGGCGTAATAGAGTCGACCATCGATGGCAGAAGATCTAGATATTCTGCATGGATTAAATCTAAAACCTGAAGGAAAACAGTAAACCGGTCAAAGCAGACCCGTCGAATAGAGACCGACCTGCTCTCCCCATCTAGAGATTGAAATGTAGAAAAGTTGAGTAGGAACCGACTGTCCACAATAAAGTCCGCTGTGCTTGCACGCGTTGATCTATTGTGTAGATAGTAATGAGAATACTCAATATTTTCCATTGGAAATCTCCAATTCGTTAGGAGTCCTTTGTACCTAAA